TGCCAGTGATAGAGAGAATGGTATTCGATCCGCGCAACACGACGGGGTGCTGTACGCTCACCGTCCACCCCGCGGCGGTGGCGAATGTAAGATCAGTGCGCTCTACATTCAATGTGCTGAGAGTAGAGCCCGGCTGCACACGGCCGCCCGCGCCCCACTGCACAACATCATTTTGCATAGCAACCACCGATCCGATCCGGCAGCAGACCGCCTCCACCGGTGCAGAGAATTGGATGGTGCGGAGCGTGGTTTTAGTGCTCATCAGATGGTAATAAGCCCATCGCCATGCCTGGTCGCGGCTGGTGCATCCTGTGAGCCGGGTGCGGGTAATCTTCGGCTGCAGGCCGCTGTTAAGATCGGCGGCCGTCATAACGGAAACCGGCAGATCCATTCTGTAATTTCGAGCGGCGTCGGCAAAATCGCATTCGATCAATGTGCAACGATCATCGAGCGAAACCCATTGCTCCTGAAAGGCATCGCGCTTTGTATTGCCCACCGTGAAAAGTTGCACGGGATCGCCGGGCGCATCGATCACCACCGTGTAACGCATACCTATTTGCAGGACAGAGGCCCGGCTCATTGCGCCGATTACCTGCATGGCGTGCCATGCGTCGCCTGCTTGATCGAACACGCCGGCAAAGATATGGCGGCGCGTTGTGGAGCTGTCCTGATTGGTCACCGTCTCATCGTTGAACGCGGCCCACGCCTCGAAGGCCGGCACATCGATTTGTGCGGCAGGCACGCCCATGCCATAAATCGGATTGGCCAAAAGGTCATAACAAACAACAGCCGGATTATCGTGCTCGTAGCCGGCCAGGCCGGCGGGCAGAACGGTATCCGCGCCAATGTCATGCTGGATGGTGGCCTGTATCTGAATACTGCCGCCGTTGAGCTGAGAGGTTGCCAGCGCCTTAACGCCGATCAGAATCATGTTGGGATAAGCGAGATTTGACCAGGTAACTTCGTTGACGTTCCAAAACCACCCGTCGCAAATGTGCTGAGAATCGGGCGAGTCGGCATAAATCACGTCGTTGTTATTGTCCTGGCAGTAGCCGATCTTTGTAAGCCGACAATCCCATCGGCCAGAGGCGAGGCCGTACACGCTCACGGTGTCAAAAAACGCGGAGAAGGTATCGTTCTGAACAACGCGATAACCCTCCCACCAACTTGTCACCAGCGCCGGGTTGGTGTTCGGATCGCACGGCTGCCATTCGCCTTGAAATGTGGCGGACGTGGTAGAGGTTGAGGTGTCAAGGTTGACGATAGTAACGGTTTCAGTGCTGCTCCACGGATCGCCGGGGGTGTGTGTGCCGTTATCGGTGGCATAGACGATGCCCGATCCGGCGAAACGATCGGTAGGCACCACAACCCACGCCGGCCACGTCTGTATGCCATCCTCGCCCGTCGTCGCGGCGGTGGTGGTGTTATTCGGGAAGAGCGGCGAAACCCAGGCATTCGTGTTGTACGGAGAAACCTCGACTTTATAGATAAACTTGAGCGGCACGTCATTGCCGTCGTTGGTGATGCGGTAAAGGCCCGAAGGGAATTTGACGGTGATCTGCAAGCCCTCAACATCCGTGCCGGTGCCGCGCACGATAATAGGCCCGTTGGCGACGAGCAGGTCTTCCTCAACCGGGTAACCGTTCACTGTGCAATCGAAGCCATCTATAGGCGTCTGGTCGTTGGTGCCATAGCGAACCTGATAAGACGTGTTGAGAAACACCGAGATATCCTGCTGGTTAATGAGCAGGTTGGTTATGCTCTTCGCCACGCCCCACCCGTAACAGACAAGCAGGTTAATATAAGCGTCGGCCCCGTCGAATGTCACATAGCTTGAAATGACATTTCCGCACCACCCGAAGATTCCGTACGATTTTGGAACCGGCACGCCCGGTTGCGCCAGGCCCTTTGGGCCGGTGGGGTCATAGGTGGTGGACCATGCGGGCGAGGCAGGCTGGCCGTGATTAAACGCCCACGAGATAAGCAGACCACCGCCCAGGCCGACGCCGGCGGCAATTAAGCCGGCCTGCTGGGCAGTGAGGTAGCCCATAAAAGAGCCGAACAAGCCCACACCGCCGGCTCCCATACTTATGGCACCTACAACGATAGTGAGAGCCAGCATGGCCACCATCTGCCAAATCTTGCCGCCGGCGGCGCGGGGAAAGAGCACGATCTCATCACCGGGGCGCACCAGGGCGCAGGCGGTTTCGCCCTCCTGCAGCAAGTTGCCATTCAGGCTTATTTTGTAATTGCCGGCGGTGAGCCCGACGCGGACCACAAGGGCTTCGACGCTATCGGCGTCGAGCGGGATCACATCAACCACACGGCGCTGCTCGGGGCGCAGGGGGTTGAGGTTTTCGATAATGCGAACGGTGCGGTTTTCGCGTGGCGGCAGAATCTCAGGAAGCACGTAAGGGCTGGGGGCTGACTCAGCAGCCGCCGAGGTGGCTTGATTCAGAAAGGGGATAATGCCTGTTTCCATCGATAGAAGCCCTCAATTCGAGCGTGCCATGGAAACGAGTTATACCGCTCTCTTACAACACCAGCGCCCTCGCGGGCATGGATCATGTATCCGCCGCCGCAAACGACGCTAACGTGCCAAGGTGGATCGACAGAGGTAAACAGAATGGCGTCGCCGGGCCGCGGATCACTGATGCGCTCCCACTGCGCTGCGGCGGCGTCCAAACCGGATTGATCGCTCGTCCAATTCGGAACGGCACGGCCGAGGCGGCGCTGGATTTCCAGAAGCAGCCCGGCGCAATCGTAGGCGTCGGGGCCGCGGGCATCCTTGCGCCATGGCTTGCCCAGCAAATCTGCCCACACGGAATAAGCGAGAGTGTCCATTAGAACTGAGCGGCAAGCACCGTGCCATTGGTGCCTATGCCTGGGAACGCACCGAACCGCTCCGCATTGTCATGCACTATGCAGCCGTTTGCGCCGTCATAGGTGCCGTCGCAGTTAGGCAAAGAGCCGGTATACCCGCATTGGGTGCCTTTGTAATTGCTCACCCACATGCAAAACGTGGCTCGATAAAGGAACTTGGGAAAGAGCTGGCGCAGGGGGTTGAGCGCGGCGAGGGTGAAGGTGACAATCTCGGCCGTGCATACGGACTTCATCACGGTTGTAGAGATGGCCAGATCGGGCTCACCGGCGGGGTGCGCGGTGTTATAGACGTAAATGTTAGCGGTGGCCCCGGCAATGCCGGCATATTGTTCGATGATGCCCTGGAGGATGCGCATCGTATTCGAGACGCGCAAAAGCATGGTCGGCAGTTGCGCCTGGCCGGGCTGATCGGCGCTGAATTCAAAGTTAAAAGGCTGATAGGTCTGAATTCCATTGCCGTCTCCAGCATCGAACTCGATAGGGTCAACATTGCGGGCAAAGCGGAAATGCTCAGTGTTCCAGATGATATCCAAGAGCAAAATCCACGCATCCGCCGACGCGAGGAGAAACTTGTCGCGCTGGGCGGCGATGGAAAGAACGGCCATGGGTGAGAGCCCGGCTGCCATTACTTCACCCTCGGCGCGGGTGGTACACAAACAAGAGCGGGCATCTTAAATACGGGCGGCCTGCGCGAACCGAGCCGAGTGCCACCGGGTTTTGCACCATGCGCGTAGGGCACTTATACCTCCGTCAGTTCAATCTTTGCGCCGTAGACTTTCACGCCGTTTGCCCAGCCGATATCCGCCATTTCCGGCATCTTTGAAAACCGCACCAGGCACCCGAGCGGCAACGATCCAACCGTGCGGCCGTAAGGCGAGAGCGGGGTGAGCAGCGCGCAGCCCACGCAATCCCAGGTAACCGATGCGGAGCCATCGAGCGTGATAGGCGTGCCCGTGGCGTTATCGAGCGCAACCTCAAGGGCGATCTGAAAGGTTGCCGCGTTGGCCGGCACGGTGAACTGATAGCCATAGCTGGCCCAGCCCGCGCCGAGCGGCACAAGCGATCCAAACGCGGATGAGATAAAAGCCCCGGCTGAGTTAAAAAACGTGGCCCGCACATTGGCCTGCAGAACGCCCGAGGCCAGGGTGCCCTGCACGCCGTTCACCTCGGCAATGAATGAGTAGACTTCGCCGGGGTTACATGAAACCTTGGTATCGCAATTCAGAACGCCGGTGACGGTAGTGGATGCGGCCACCGTTTGCCCCGAAACGGTGGAGAATTTAATCGCCTGCGATCCGTCTTCAACGGTGCTCGTAGAGATGGCCACCAGCTCTTGAGATACGCCCTGCACGGCCCAGCCAAACACGAGATCAGACGAAACGAGCGCCGGAAACTCAAAACTCCAATTCGGCAGAAGGTTGGGGAATAGAAAACTGTTTGCGCCACGGGCCGCATAGGCTGAACTCATGTGGAACTCATCGAGGGCGCGGATATCTTCTGCCACCAGGTTGCGTATGTTGAATGGCCAAGTGCGCCGCACGCGCGTGAACCTCGGGCGCGTGGCAACGTAACCGCTCTCCATCGAATCTCGGATTGTGTCATCCTCGGTGGTCTTCGAGGTATCCATCGCCGGCTGCCGGGAGAGGGACGGGAACACGAGCGGGAACGTCGCCATAGTTCCAGCGTGTTCCGAAACATCGAAACGGCGCTAACATAGAGCCATGCAACTCAAAGCGACGGTGGACGTATCGGAGGCGGTTGCCGGGCTGGCCGATGTTGAGAAGCGCCAGATCCCGTTCGCGCTGGCAAAGACACTCACGGGGTGTGCAAAGGCTGGCCAGGCCAAGGTGCAGGGCGGCCTGAATGCGAAGTTTACGCTGCGCAATACCTTCACCCGGCAGGGCATCCGCATCAAGCCGGCGGAGAAGAATGGCGCGGTGATCGAGGCCGATGTTCACTCCGATACCGCCAACCGCTCAACCGGCGCGCCTGATTACCTTCTGGCCCAGGAAGAGGGCGGAGAAAAGGTGCCCCACGGCGGCCGTGAATACCTGGCTGTGCCCACCCGCTACTTGCGCCAGATGGCTCCAGGCGCGATCCCCGCAGAGCTGAGACCGCGTAACCTGCTGGGCGCGGTCGGTGGGCGCTACACGGCCATTGTGCGCAAAACAAAGCAACTCGCGCTGCGCAATCAAAAAGTGGTGCGGGGGTTTGTCTTTTTCATTCAGGAGATCGGCGACGGGCATAAGGCGATCATGGGCCGCTATTTCACCGAGCACGAGGCGTACCCGTTCTATTTGCTGATCCCAGCGGCGCACATCAAGCCACGACTCGAGATGCAGCGCGACGTAGAGGTGGCAGCGCGGGCGGCGTTCCCAGAGCTGTGGGCGGAAACCTGGCGATCGATCCTGGCCAGAGGGCTTGTAATTAAATAAAAAAGGGAAATTCTGGCGGATTGCGGTATACTGTGCAGCAAGTTTTGAGGTATATGATGCTGCATAGTTCTCGCGCTTTATCTGTGTTCGTTATGTCTGTCCTGGCGGTCTGTATAGCATCGGGTTCGGTACTCGCGACCTGCACCGGAGCCGACCCTTGCTATGCTTGCAATAACTGTAAGTATTGTGCGCACTGCGCCAAGCGCGGCGGGACTTGCGGCGTCTGTAAAACAAAGGAGGGCTATGAACACCCTGTCTAAACTTTTAATCGGCTCAATGCTCCTAATCGCCGTTTTTTTTGTTGTGCGGACAGCGGCATTTACGGACTCAAGCGCGGCAGCGGCCACAGCTCCTCAATCCACTCCCGCGCAGCGTGCCAAGGCCGCGGAATGCGGTGACGCTTTAGACAAAGGGCATGCCGCGTGGCACAGTATGTCGCAGGACGGGGACGTGGTAACAGTGGAAGCAGGGCCTATGTTTTCACAGGTTGACTACAGCGCGCGCGAAGCATTCACAGCGCTAACGGTCTGCTATTATACTCAAGGGCGCATGGACGATGCGGTGAAGGTCGTAGAGTTTCTCGACCCTTACACTCATCAATCGTTGGGGCATTGGTATAAGGGTGTCGGTCTATCTTTCGATCGTTAACCGTTAAACATCGCCGCGAACCCCTGCGTAATCGGGCCGTTGGTAGTCTGATCTTTAAGGATGATTTGCAGAATCATCGGTTCCACACCGTCTCCACCGCTCTGTTGTGTTGAGTCCACTGTCGCCGGCTGGCCCAGGTTGTTAATTATCACTTGAGTTCCATTCGCTGGACCGGCACCCCCTTTGCCAATCTGTAACGCGCTGGCGGCTGCGCTCATCACCGTGCCCGCGCCGGCCGCGCCGGAGCCGTTTGACACAATGCTAGACTTTTTTGTAAACAAACCCTCAATCGCCGAAAGACCATCGCCAACCAACCCCCCAACCCCAGACACGCCGCTCCTGTGAGCGTCGCCTTGGCCGCCTACCCATCCCTTTCCGCCGCGGCCTGATGAGTCACCAAATAGCACACCAAAGATCTGCGACTCGGCGAGTTCTCCCATGTCTCTTAGAAGATTCTCGCGTATCTGTTTCCACTGCTTGCTCCACTTTTCGCCAAAATTAAAAAGGGGATCAAAAAGCCCGTGTGCCAGCTTCTCGCTTTCATTTTCAATTTGTCCAGCCAGCGGGTCAAGCACCACATTGGGGGCTTTTGATTTGAATGCATCAAGCAAGGAACTGCCCGTATCGTCGGGCAGAGAAATTGTGGCACTGATCGCATCGTAAGCGGCCTTGGTTTCGGATGCCATCTCACCAGCGGCCTTCGCGCGACGCTCCTCAACCTCGGCCAACTTATCCTCGATCTGCATTAACTCCCGCTGAAGAGAATTGAACTTGATTTGCTGTTCTATACGGCCTTTTTCTGTCCCTGGACTCTTCTCAGAGATTCCCGCCATCGAATCTGTAATCGCCTTTTGCTGCGATTGCAGCGCGGTTATCTCTGCATTGAAAGCCGTATTTTGAGCGAAGGCTTTGTTTTTTAGATAAACGGTCTCCTCTATAAGCCCATCTTTGTGCGCTTGCTCATTGATATCGAGCAGTGTCTGCGCCTCGGTGCGAGCCTGAGCCTCCGATTGCTTCGCTATTGCTTCGCGGAGCTGCATCAGGGAATTTCCTAGTTGCTCTTGCAGCCGCGCCATTTCTTCGGCGAGTTTCTTTTGTTTGGCAATTTCCTCGGCGGTTGGTGGCGAGGGCGGTGCCCAGCCAGGCGGTGTGGAAGGAGGTTTCGGTTTGTAAGTCGGCGCGTCTGGAATGGTATATAAAAGAGGATTCCAACCGCCCAGGAATGCAGTCAGCGCGTCTCTTGTCGCGTGGCCGCTTGACAACTCCTTCATCATTCCAGTCAAGCCTGGTGCTGCAAAGCTGGCCATGGTTAAACTGAATTTCTGCCACTCAGCATCAAGGTCAGCCGTCGCCTCGTGCATCTTCTTCATTTTGTCTATGTCTTCATCGGTAAATATTGCCGCGTGTTTTTTTCCTTCTTCTAGTGCCGCGTTCAGTTCATTCAAAACAGGAATCAAATCTTGGCCGGACCTTTTAAACAATTCGGTGGCAACAGCATTCTTTAGAGGCCCTGCAGGCATCTCCTCAAACTTCCTAGCAACAAGCTGCAGCACGCCTAACAGGTCGTTACCCTTATTACGCAATTCAGTAACCGAGATACCAAGATCAGCAAAAGCCTTTATGGCTTTCTTGTCCCCATCTTCCGCCTCGTGAAGCATTGTGGAGATATTCTTAAAACCCTTCGTCAATGCCTCGAAACTCGTCCCCGTCGAAGCGGCGGCATATTTTAAGATCGACAAGTTTTCGGCAGATATCCCGGTTTCTTCGCGGAGGCGGCCAATCTCAACACCTGCTTCCATCGAAGACTGAATCATTTCCTTAAGGCCACCCACGGCCTCGCGTAACCCTACAGCGATGCCGGCAACCTCTAGGCCGCGCTGAAGCACCTCGCCTATCTCACCGAGGGCACTGGACGTTTCCTTAGCTTTCGCTTGCGTTTCGTCGAGGTGCTTTTTGACGGCCGCGAACACTTCGCCGGTTTTATCTTCGCCGGAAACAATTACGACTACGCCGCCTTTAGTTGCCATGCTTCACCGCCTGTTTCTTCAATTTTGCATCTCTTGCCGCAAAGAACGCTTGCGCGGCCTCGCCTGGAGAGCTGAACTTTGGGCGCTGTTTGCCGCGAGGCTTGCGGCCCATCAACTGATCGGGCGTGATCGGATCGGCGTCTTTGCTCTTATGGGGCAATAACAGCCAGCTCACCACCCAGGCCGACTCTTCACGGCGAAGGCGCATCTCGCGCTCGTGGCGCGCGCGGCAACCCTCAAGAATGAGAGTCAACTCAGAATAGAGCAACCCGTAAAACACATCGGGCGTGTAACCTAATTCACCACATACGACGCGAAAGGCATCTTCCCATGTGGGCGGTTTGCTCTTCTTTATTCTCCCCCGGCCTTTGCGTCGGCCTGGGGCTCTGTTTCCCCCGGCTCATCGCCATAGTAGCGGCCGAGAGCCTTCCCTATGGCCACGACAGCCTGAGTGACCCATTTGCGGCGAGTCAGCAGGTTGCCCACATCCTCAACCGTAAGGGCCTCGCCGCGGGCGCGGGCATCCTTCTGGAGCGCCGCCCAGAGGTACAGGCAAAGATTCTCAAGGTTCACGTCGAGGGTTTTGTTTACCTTGCCGGTGGCGTCGGCGGTTTCTCCGATTGTCTCCCAGAGCGAGCTATTCTTGCCGCCCGCGTTGCGGATCAGAATTTCGGTATTGAGATTAAAAACCACCTCGCGCCGGCGGTCAAAGTCAACATAGATCGGTTCACGGTACAGCACAATACTCATAAATCTCTCCCTATCGAAAAAGAGGGCGGGCCTGTTTGGACCCGCCCTGCCTCAACTGGCGCGGGCGAAGGCGTAACCCGCGCCGCCCTGTTGAATTCCTTTACTGAGCCACTACCGTGAAGGGCCCGTTGCCCTTGAGCGTAATGTCAACGCCTTCGAGCTTCGTGTTCTCACCGTCCCAATCCCAGGCTGTGATTACCGCCGGGCCAACGAAACTGTTGGCACCGGACCCGGCCGCATCCACGGGGAGCAGAATGATAAGAAGCGGCGTTGAGTTGAACACCGCGTTAAGCAGGTATTCCTGGCTGGCGTCGCCCTCGATGTAATCGAGAGTGGCAGATCCCTGAAACTCCTTCAAGCCGGGGATCATCGACTTCCAGCCGTTGTTGCTGTGGTCGGTGGCGTCAAGCTCATCCACCTTGAAGCCGCCCTTGAGGTTCTTGAGCCCGGCGACGATCACATTGCCTGTGCCGGGGTTATAGGCGAGCTGCGCCTGATAGCCCTTGAGCTTTGTCGGCAACTGCACAACCACCTTGGTTACCGTTACAGAGCAAGTGCCGGTGGCCGAAGCATATGTGCCAGAGCTTGCCGCGTCGGGCGTGTAGGCGGCCGTGAGCGTATCGGTGGCAACGGCGAGCACCCCGCCGGGGACGTTGATAACCGTCGCGCCATTGACAAGCGTGGACGCGTCGGAAGTGTAGCCGCCCGACGTGATAACAACAGAGCCGGTGGGCAGCGCCCCGCTGCCTGCAACGGCAATGGTGATCGCCACCGACTGTACATTGGTAAGGTTCGACTGTGCCGGCGTTGCGGTAACTGTGGGTGTGCTGGTGGGCATCGGTTATTCCTTTCGAGAGCTACGGGTGAAGCATGTTAATGGTTGGGTCGTCACGTCCTATAGTCACTTCAACATGGACCGTGATATCTACACAAACTTGATCGCTTGCGCCCTTATCGAGGTATCCGAATTCGATCTTGTCGATATAGGCGTCAGACGCCAGCCCGCCCAGCGTGGGGTCTTTGCGAATCTGCTGCCAGGCCCACACCACCAGCGGATCGGCAGCCAGGTCAACCTCACACGCCGCGGCGGTATAACAGCGCAACACGACGGAAAAATCGATATTCATTGAATCGCGGGCCGAATCGGCCTGCCGGCAATCGATGATCTGCGGCATGAGGTTGCCGGCAACCTCATCATCAGCCACGGCCTCGAAGCGTGCGCGATAGAAGACGCACGGCGCGGCCGGAATGTTAAGAATTGAAAGGATGGCCGTGGCGGCCTGGGTCCAGATCGAATTCGCCATCAGTCCGCTATCCTTCCCGGCCGCTCGGTTTCATGTAGACCATCATCAGCCACATTCCATTCGGCTGTTTCGTTGGCTCGATGCGTAACCCCGCGGCGCGTAGCCGCGCGATCTGTTGCACAGTCATGGAGCACCCCATCAATTTCAATAACGCCGACGCGATCCCGCGAGGGGCGCATCATGCGATCGGATAGCACATTGGAGGCAATCATGCGGTGGGGCCTTTCAGTACCATGTCGATAATCGACGGGTCCAGGCACTTCGGCAGCTCTTTAACGGTGTAAGCGCCGGGCACAAAGCCGGGCGGAAGGTTGGGGCTGACCGCGATGGTAATCACATCGAAAGCCCTTGGAACTCCGCCTAAATCGGCGGCCGGCACCCGCAAGAGAAACTCGGTGTTTTGGAATCCGCCAGGGCCGGCACCGTGCCTGAACACATCCTCGTACACATCGAGGATGCCAACCGCCGAGGCACCCATGCCGCCGTTTGGCGTCCAAACGATAGCGACCCCGAAGTCCTGCGGGTCAAAGATGGCTCCGAGATCGCTATCGCCGAACACTGTTACTTCCCTTTCTTGAGCTTCTCGATCTCCGCGAGAGCGTTGGCAAGCGCCGTTTTGGTGTTGGCCAGCTCGTCGTTGGCGGCGGACTGTTTACGCGCCTGCTCTTTCTGTGCGGCAACCTCGGCCTTCACGGCCGCGACGTTCTCTTTGGTTGCGGGCAGAACGCGGCCATAAGTGGTGAGGTACTTATAGTCGCGTGGCGGCAGGGTAACTACCTCGCCCGCCTCGGTCGGATCACCGTCGATCACCATGTCGATAAGAAGAACGGCATCGACTGGCACATTGGTTATCTTGCTTTGCAGCATCGGTCACCTCGTAAGGAATCAACCCACTCAGACCATGAGCGGGCCGCCGGTTGAGCGGCAGGAGTTACAAAGTCCTGACGCCGGGTTAAGGTTGCGCCATGCGGCCCCGGTATATGGGCCGCATGGCTTTGCAGTGCGTTGTGTGCGTGGGGTTAGGTGGGTTTACGAGATGGCAACCGTGACGCTGCCGCAGAACGCGGCGATATGGCGCACGGCGATATCGTGCAGCGAACGCATGGTGAGCACGATTGCGCCAGAGCCGGCCTGCGTATAGGGGTCGTAGATCACTTCGACCGCGCCCCAATCGGCCAGGACAAGCTGCGAAAAGTCACCGAACATCATCTGGTGCAGGATGTTTCCGGTAACGCCGCTGCCGGCAAGGTTCTGCAGGAGCTGGTTGGTGACGCCGGCCTTGTAACCGAGCGGCCCTTCTTCCAGCCCGCTGGGATCGTGGACACCTTCACGCCAGATCGGCTCGGCAAGACCAGCCGCAAACTTCGGCGTGCCCTTAGCCTGGCCACGGATGCCCGGCGTAACGATCCAGCCCGAGGTGGCCACATCGGCATCTGCCGCCGCGACCGTGGTCTCAAACTTGATCCAGTCAGCGTAGGTGAGGGGCTTGCCGCCATCAGAGAATGCGGTACCGCTGGGCGTGATGAGCGCCAGGCCGGTGGCATTGAACAGCCCGAGCGGGCCGGGGCCGCCGGTGGGGCCATTCAGCGCGGCATAGTCAAGCGCCAGGCTGCGGATTTTGTTGAAATCCGCGCGCATCAAGCCCTCAACATCGGGCGAGGTACTGGCCAGCAGCTCGATATCGACGCCGCTCTGCGTGCTGCCGCGCCGAGGCTGGACCGATACAAAGTCCATGGTGAGATCGGCGGGCGTTACGCTTGCGCCTTCACCCAACCACTGCCATGTGCCGGCTGCCGACTGACGGGGCAGGCGAACGATGCCCTGGAGACCGCCAAGCGTGCGCGCACCGAGCGCCTGGACGCGAGGGCGATGCCGCAACAGCTCGATCACTTCGGGATGCGTGATCGTCTCAACCGCAGCCGCCTCAGATGTTAACGCGAGCTGACCGGAGCCGGCGGCGATGGTCTGGGTACCCAGCGCGCGGGTGAGAGCGGCAAGCGGAACAAAGACGCCGGGCGTGCTCTTGCCCAGGCGCCTGCCGATTTCGGTGGACATCTCGCGCTCGAATTTGGCCTCGTATGCGCCCTGGAAGGTTCCAGGCTTGGCCGCATTCACCAGCGAGCGCAGCATGTTGACCAGGCTGTAGCTCTTTTGTTCCTTGGACGATGCGTCGGCAAACGTGCGCTCGCCGAGTGTGCCAACCTTGGCCGCATCGTTGGCTTCGATGATCTTGCGGATCACCTGATCCTTGAATGCGTCGGGGGTTGACTTGTCTTCGATGGCCTTACGGACATCGCCATCCGAGAGGTACTTCGACCACTCGGGGTTTGCCGCAACGGCCATAATCTCATCCCGCCGTTTCAGCTCAGTTTCAGCCGCGCTGGGTACAACAGCCGTTTCGGCCATGGTTCTTTTCTCCTGTGCAGGTTTCACTTCGATTGAGGGTGGCGCGGCGGGCGCGGGTTCCGCACGCTGCAGGATGGTTTCAAGATCGACGGGAAATTCGTCGTTCCCCGATTCGGCGCGGCCGGTGCCAACCGTGTAATCCGCAGGCACTGTCACAAGAGAGGCGTCGCACGGTTCCCAATCGCGGACTTCACACCGCGCGGCCTGTTCGGGGTCTTCTTCCCCGTCGCCGTCTTCGGTGACTGTCCGCACCATTTTGTGAACCTTGTAACCAACGGATGCGGCCTTGAGAATGCCGTCGTCGTAGTCCTGGCGCTTCTCTTGCGCGAAAGCCGAGCGGCTGAATGGCCCGCTCACGCGGAGCTTTCCGCCTTTCAGCTCGTACTTATCGACAATGCCGAGCTGCTGATCGGGATCGTGGTTGAAATTGTTGGGCACCATGCCGGCATCGAGGCGGCCGGTGCGCACGTTCTCTTTGCCGTGCAGGAGAATCTCATCGCCGAACCAACGGCGCACGGGCTCTTCGCTGCTCACCACAAAGCTAAAGCGGCCCGGATCATCGCCCGAGAGCCGTTCCCCGTCTTTGCGTTCGGCGTCGATCACCGCGGCGCGATATTGCACCGGGAGAGCGGTCGGCGTTTTCTTTTCAGTGCTCATATATTCACCGTGCCTTGACTGCGGGTTTCCCCGCCAATTTCAGTCCTCATCCCTGGTCAAATCCCAAATCTCAGCGTTGGCCGGGTGCATTCCGCGCTTTACTTTCGGCTTTGCCGGCGCAGGCGTCGGCCTGGCCTTTGGCTTGGCCGGTTTCTCGTTTTCCTGGGCGGCGGGTTTTTCTTCGCCCTCGCCGCCGCTCTCTGGTGTCTCATCTTCGTTGTTTATCTCGCTTGTTCCCTGGCCGCGGATATCGGTTCCGAGCGCCAGACCAAGCTCGTCGGCAAGGTCCTGCTCGACCTTGAGTTGCGCGTATGTTTCGGCCAGATCGCGGCCCTGGCTGTTGAGGATCGATTCGTGTGTCTCAAAGCCGTTCTGCACGAGCAGCGTCGACGCCTGCACATCTTTGAGCGGATCAACCCACGGCCAGCGGCGCGGCTCCCACTTGAGCGATGGGCCGCTGAATTTCTTGCGATCGGCAAGGGGCAGATCGAGCGCGCGGTTGAGGAGCGCGGAGCTTAACCACCGCTCATAAATTGGCTCTTTGACGTTGTCGATCATGGAGGTTTGAATCTCCATCCAGTAATCGCGCTCTTCAAGCTCGCCCAGGCGGCCCGAGCTGTAATTGACGCCGGCCAGATCGTTGCAGAGCTTGTGATAGGCAACATTCATGCCCGAGGCAATCACGCGGCCCGATTGCTTAATGAATGGCTCGAATGCGTTGGTAGGATGCGAGGGGGTGTGATCCTCTAACTTTTGCCCGGCACCTAACTCAAGCGCCATACCGGTGCCTATATCGACGGCCTTTGTTCCGTCCGCGTTCGTGCCATCTCCGCTGAGGCCGTCGTCGCCGTCGTCGGCTGCGCTCTCAATCGACATCACAACCGATGAGCCGATGCGCGCTGCGGCAAGCTCGGCAGAGAAGTATCCGTCGAGCATGTTGAGCTGGCTCATGGTTGCGGCGAACCACGGATACCCGCGCGACTGGCCGGTGCGGTGGGCGATGAACCAGTGAACGATCTGATCGGCGG